TTTCGATCCTTGACCATCTGTCGTTCCGGATATATCGTAACTATCACATCCAAAAGCCCCTAAGTGTTCATTTCCTGGAGTTTTTCTCCCTCTGTTATTAATTACAATGTTTTGCATCTGTACAGGTGGAATCCACGATACATTAAATCTTCCTTTTAAATCTGGCATAAATATAACTTTACTATCTTTTATACCATTCTCCCATTGAAAATTACCTTTTGATACAAACCCAGAGTTTTTTAAGTCTCCGTTGTAATCTATTTGTTCGTATATCTTCTGTAAATTAAATATACTATTTTTTGTTTCGTCCCTAAACGCATGCTCTTCTGTACGCGGGAATTGACGATAAAATTCATTTAACGCGTCTTGATCGCTTTTAAGACCGTCTGCTTCGTTTTGCCAGTGCTCAATAACTCCTGTTCCAATTGTTTCTCCATAATTGTCGCAACGGCTAGTATCTCCAGATTCAAAGACAGGCATTCCGCGATCGTCAATAAATCCTTCGTAGTTCCATTCCATAGGTATGAATAAGCTATATAATCCAGAGCTTGTTTGTCCATTCCTATTTCGTTTTGTAACGTTTGAAGCATTGTATAATTTTTTAAAGTTATCACCACCTTTAGCTAAGGAATTTGATGTAGATCCCATCATACATTTTCCTATTATTCTACTACCTAATCTAAGGGTTGTTTTTGTTACTCTCCAATTGTTTAATATATTATCTGGTCTTTCCCATTTACCAGATTCATCGTGAACAAGTAATTTTAACTTTTCACCATCATACGAGTTATCGCCCGTGTTCTTCCAATCTATTGTTGTATCGAGCCCTTCGAGCGCTTCGGGCTTGGAGCTGGCTGCACTGGTGATGGACTTTCTTGTGAGCTTTGATGCTGGTACCCTGAAGGCCAACTCTGTTTTGGGGCGGTCCATTCCATCCTGGATTGGTTTGAAAAAAAAGGGGTAGTGGGTTGAAATTGGTACGACCTTGTCCGTAAACATCTTCTTTGCATCGCTACCAGTCTTCGATAAGATTCCGAATCTAGCATCTGAAGAGATTGTAGCTTGATTAACTGTCTCGCTACTTGACATGAAGCTAAATCCAGACCGTCTATTCTTAAGGTAGCAAATTCCATAGCATCGCTTATCTGCCTTGCATGCCTCCCAGAATAAGAAGAATAATCTGTTTGCTTCTCGAAAGTCTGGCTTCCCAACATCAATTTTGGACCATTGCAAGTACATATAATGAGTGCCAGTGATATAAGTGCTAACGCCTTTATTGGTAAACCAATAGCCTTCTTCGCGACGAGTAAACTCTCTATCAATGTACGCATACCATTTTTCTTTTAACTCTTCTGGATAATCTCTCCAATCAAATATTGTTTTTAATCTTTTTAATTCTTTAGGATAGTCATGAGGAATCCACTTGTCATCTTTGCTATACACATCTTTTTCTGCAGGCAAAGCTATTCGTAGGTTTTGTATTTCATATACCATACCTATCTTACCTGTTTTGCTTATAACAATAACATCGTGTTCTTCATTATATCCGTACTCCCATTTTTTGCCTTTGTTTAATCTACTAATAGTAGTTTTTTTAATAGGCTCAATAATCTTATATAATGTTTGTTGATATGACATTATTTAGATTTTTTTTCTGCAAACCCCGAAAATGTATTTTCTTTTATTTGCGTAGGTTTGTTTTCAAGTAAGTTTTTTTCAACTTCTATTCTATTTAATATTTCGAATGCATCGAATATTGCAAGCTTCTTTGTAGCTGCTGCATTCTTTAATCTATCAGCAGAAACATCGTCATCAGTTTCAACTATAGCTTCTTTTGCTACTTTAACTAATTCATCAACCGCTTTATAACCAGCTTGGATTATACTCTCTTTCTGTTTCTTTAAATCCATAACGTATAGATATTTCTTTATTTATTACCCTGTATAGTCTTTCGCCTTCAATTACAAACTCATATTCACTAAAAGGAGTAAACCCTATTTTTTCATTTACTTTAAAACTGTTCGTGTTATCTACGTACTTAATAACGCCAGTTAAAGATTTTTCATTTTCTATTGAAAATTTATCTTCATTAACTAATGGTTTTACAAAACTAAATCCTTCAGTCGCTTTCCATAGACCATCGCGCTTGTATAAAAATATTTGTTCAAGTTCACAAAAGTATAAATCATCTTTAAAATAACTTTTGCTATTGCGTTCAATACCTCTAACATCATGCCAACGACGAAATATGTTATGATGAACATAAAGCTGATCACCTCTGTTAATATGTGTATCACGTGCTATAGGCGTTTCATAAACCACTGCTTCTCGACTTACAAACTTATGATCAGATATATTCGTGTTTAATATTAACTCTTTATCTCCAATCTTTTTTGTATTGTCGTATCTTTCTTTTTTAGGTTTTATTAAAAAGGAATAAATTGGTTTCATTAATATTGTAAATTATACTCAACAGATATAGCCATGTTTTTATTAAAACTTTTCCATGGTAATACATCTGTGCCTTTTTTTATGTAAATAGAGTAATTATCTTTTTCATCTATTATATCACATATAGTATGGCCTCCATAAACTTCTTGGCCAACAGCGTAGTGCATTGCGTCTGTTTTATAGTCTTTCCCAATACTAATCTTTCTTATCAGTTTGCTCATCTGTTTCTTCTGTTTCAGTGAGGGTACCGTCTTCAACATTTATACTAACACGTCCATAAGTTTTTTCTAGCTCAACCTGAATAGCTTTTAAGTCTTCACGGACCGTATCATATGCTTTTAAAACTTTGTTCTTGTCTACTGCTAATGCTCCTAGCTTATATTGTAGATTATTTAAAACTGATATTTTAGCTTGTAAATTTTCAAGCTCCTCTTTTGTTATTTTCTTTTTTGACATTTTATTTAATTTAATTTAATTACACTATATACAAATATAGTATTTATTCTTTTATGTTACGAGTCCATACTACACTCAAAGTTATAAAACCCACCGCGCATTGCAAAGTTGTATCACATGTTCCATCTTCAAAGTCTTCTTTGTTATATAATGCACCTATCATAAATCCTGTTATAGGCGCTATAATTATGTCAGCACTTTTAATTTGACCTATTATTAATAACAACGTAAATATTCCAAGTAGTATATATGCCGCCATTTTAATTTATTTTTATTGCCCAGTATATGTAAGTTCTTCCATTAGCGTCATAATCTGCATAGCTGTTTGCTGATACTGATGAATCTAAATAAAATCCTGTTGATGTATATTTAATTGGTGTATCATTAAATTGCCCATCTGTTGAACTTTCATTTGCTCTTAACCTATAAGCACCAGTTGTTCCAAAAGTTCTTACACTATCGTGCATTTCCCAATGTGTACTGTCGTGAGAGGTACATTTAACCATTACAAAGTCAGGTCTAAATCCAGTTGTTACAGTTACATTTCCTGACGCAATCCCAGTATAAGTTCCAAACTTTTGATAACCTGTAATATCGTGGAAACAGTAGGCGATGTATTCTCCACCAGAAGCATTAACAGATGCACTATTACCTAATGTAAATACTGTAGAAGTTGGTGCTGTACCATTCCAAAATACACCACTATCTGAATAAACTTTGTCAGTTAAACTTAATGCTAAATAATCATCTGTGTTTAATAAAGTAGATTTTACAATCCAATTTGCACTTGAATCTAATCTTTTATAAATTACAAAATTAGGAGTAGCTGAAAGACCGTGAGGAACTTTTGTCCCTGAAACACCAGTCCCATCATATTTAACAATACTAAATCCTGCGTTAGCATTTGCACTAACTATTGATTTTGGTGGAGCACCTAAAGTTAAATCATCATTGTCAGATACAGTTTCTGCATATAAAGCTGCAACATCTATATCAGATACCACTCCATTATATATTCTTAACTGATCTATTTCTCCATTATAAAAAGCTTCTGCTCCAGATGAGTATTCAAAAAAACCAATCCTTATTAGTGCACTTGATTTGTAACCAATAGATTGTGTAATTGTTGAAACATCTAATTCTCCATTAATGTACATTTTTAGTTCACCAAGCTTCATAGTAACAACAATATGAGTATATTCACTCGTGCTTATTGCACTTGTTGAAACTGCAGCAGTAACATTAGAACAACTTGTATCGTCAGGATAAGCATTATCACAATCTCCATTATAAATTACAAATCTTGCTTTACCAGTACTATTATCAATTCTAAGAATATAACCTTTACTACTTCCACTTTCAACACCATAGGTGTCAAGAATAGTCCTATTACCTGAGCCTGCAGGTTTTACCCAAACCGATATTGTTAATTCATTATATTGAAAAGAACCATTAGGTAAAATCACTTTTGAAGTACTGCCATTAAAAACTGCTGCTTTGTTAAACTTGCCACTTGATGTATAAGTTACATTAGCGGTAGAGGAAGCATTGTTATTACCAGTTACATCATTTGCATTGTCTTCAAATTTGTATATTGCTCTTGCTGGTCCTCCGAAGATTGTCGGTTCGTTATCATCAGCTTTCCAAGCCCATCCAACATAAGTACTTGGTGTACTATCGTTATTAAAACCATTTGCATCACCTAAACTAAATCCAGTAGATGTAAAAGCAGTAAGTCCATTTGATGTTGTTTCTTGGGCAGTTGTCGCGTTTGAGTAAACGTGATTAGTTGCACCTCTTACTACATCTTGTAAATTATGCCACTCCCCACTCGAATTTCTTGCTTTTAACCAAACGAATCCAGCTGGAAAACCTACATCAATATCTCTTGCTGCACCTGAACCAGTCCAAGTTGCTATATTAAAACTTTTTGCAAGTGTTGGTGCTTCTGTGTCAGGGTCTGCTGCAAATGCCATATAGATATATGCTGCGTTATTATCATTTATATCATCTGAACCATCACTTACAGGTTGAAAACTATTACTATAAAAATTTACTTCTCTTGTACCTGCAAAAGTTGATTCGGCATCAGATTTATTTGCCCAAACAAATTTATTTCTTGGGTTTGTTGTGCTTCGTTTATTATCTATCATCACCCAATTATCTGAAGCACTTGTTCTCTTAATCATTAAAAATGCAGGCTCAAATCCTGTTTCTACAATCGGTCCAACATCAGAAGCATTACCTGTGTATGAGCCAAACTTTGAAAAGCCATCGACTGAATGGAAGCAATAAGCAATGTAAGAAATGTTTGGTGCTGATGTGTCAGCAGGATTAA